GCCCGACCAAGTTAAACTGCCACGAAACGCCAGATGTAGACGGAACAGGTAGAATACGAATGCCTTGACCATCGGGGTCTACGACTGTCCAGATTGTTGTTGCGCTATCATCTAAAGCCGTTGACGAATCTGTCTCGTTAACTTGAGTAGATGTTACGCAAACCAGAGTTGTAGCTGTAGAAGCTGTCACAGTGATTTGAACGTTGTTAAGAACGTTCGTAAATCCGGCTATCGTGAAGGTCAAACCAACAAAAGCATTTGCAGCGCCACCGGTGATAGTTCCTGTATATGTCGTTACCGGGCCTGCAACGGCTACCTGAGTCAGCGTCAAAACTGGAGTAGCGACAGTGCCAGCCGAGGCGTCCGATGCGGCTACGGGCGCTACAACGCCCTCTGTGCCGTATCCTGTCAGCACCAAAAGGTTATCGTTGGCATCCCGAATCTGCAAAATAGGATTATCTACCTGGGCGGATGCTGTCAACGGACTTGTATAGACCGAACCCGAGACAGGATTATTGCCTTGCGTGGCGTTGCCGGTATCTGCCTCGCCCCAAGTTCCGTAATAAAGAGTCTTGTTAGGAAACCAATTTGCAAGATACATTAAACCTAACGAACCTCTGTTATACCAACTAGACGTAGCTTGAGGAAGCTGACGACCTACTTCAACCTGTCGAAATGGCTTTGGGCTTGATGTAGCATTAATGTTTATCACAATACCGCGTTCTAACCACGATAAAGTTGTTACGGAGCTACCGTCAGGATAGACTAACGCATAATCCTGTTGTAGAGAATTGGTATAAAAATAAGGTAGGTTTAATTCGTTCCATTTGTGAGGGAAGGGCGCAGCACAAATTGCGGTCATAACATCATTTGCGATTGTTAGTGCTGGTTGCGCAGAGGAACCACCGACATTTAGGACGGGTTCGATATCTCCAAATGCGTTAGCGATATCGACGATATTCTGGATAGTGACTGTTGAAACGGCCATAGCACCTTCTTAATCTAAGAAAGTTCGGGGCGAGCCGAAACCCGCCCCTTGAATCTTTACGCTTCCTGTTCGAAATTTCTTCCTACAGGAACTTGCGGTTGAACAGGAATTTCGGACGAACCGGCTGTGTTGGTGCTTTCAGCAACCATTTCACAAGCTTCAGCCCACCCAATTTTCGTGTGATTAGGAATCTTCTTACCGAATCGAACCAACGATTCGACAGTATCCTTTTCCTTCCACTTCGAATTACACAACTGGCATCTAATGACGTTCTCGCCGTTAATGTAACGGAACAGGTATACCGCATAATCTTTCGGCTGATTCTTTCGTCGGTGTTTCCCGCCCTTCAAGTGTCTACAAACAGCTTGCCGGGATTTGTCATCTTCGAAATTACTCTCAGCATTAGCTTGACGCACCTTAGCCTTTTGAGCCGCTGCGTCTAACTTTCTCTGTTCCTCGTTGGCCTGTCGCGCTTCTCTTTGAAGCATAATTTGGAGCAAGGCATCGAGAGTAGAGACTGGAATTGCTGGTGCTGGTGCTGGTGCTAACTGTTGAGTCGGCGCGGCTGTCTGCGTCGGTTTGACAGTATTGTTCTGGTCATTTATTTGCATGGTATCCCCATAGCGCCGATAGTAACGTCGGACGACTAGTTTGCCTGATACGAGATACATCGTATCCGGTTTATGGTTTATGCCCTATCAATCTTGCGATAGGTGCGTACAACGTCTAGATTTCAGTTTGACAGGAGGCTGGAGCGCGACCGATACCATTGCGGAAGTTCCACAACGTTCTACGATAAATCACACTCTGAGCACCTGAAGGCTCGCCAAAAATTTCATGGGCTTTTTGCTCAGTTAAAATTTCCTTGACAATAAGTTGCGCCAGGACAGTTCGCCAGCCCCGGTAGTCTTCACCATTGGGGAGGCCGTGCGCATCCAGTCGCAATACGGACCACTCATATTGACAAGGTAATTGCATATAAGCGATATACTTCATTTCATCGCTGTTCGGCGGGCAGGCCCACAATCCGACAGTTTGTTTCATGACAGGATTATTAAAAGTGATACATTTAACACCATTATCTTTTAGCTTCTTGATAAAATCCCACGTAGTCATGATATTAATCATGCGCGATTTTCTATCGGATAAAATCTCTTGACCGGGCATCTTATACTGAGCGACCATAGCATCCGATTGCTCTTTTTCCGCTAAGAACGACTCTTTTGCGAAGGCTTTGTAGTCTTCGGGATGGCGCAACCAATCTGGCGTGCCCCCCGACAGAAGTTCCTTGATGCTCTGGCGAGTCGTCTTGATATCGTGACGGCTTTTTATTGGGTCGTCTACATGAACCTGGGGGATTGTTGAATCGTATTGTACAGTCATTTGTGCCTTTCTTTCCATTGTTTAAGGTAATCTATAGCCCGCTGCAAGACTTCTTTAGACTCGTCGAACAAACCCAAAGCAGTATTACAACTGTGGCATAACAACCCACGAGTACATTTGCCACAGGTATATCTCTGAGAACAGCAAGAGTGGTCATGGTCTACGTCGGGATTTTCTAATACTGTTAAACAAAGAGGACATTTACCTTCTTGCTCTTTCAACTTTACATCAAATTCTTCAGAAGTAAGACGGTATTCGCATTTACGACTATTAGAACGCCTCTTCTCTTTATTCTTTTCCGCCCATTTAGTATACCAAGGTTTATTTTCTTGTCGCCACTTCTTTGTACGTTCTTTTTCACTCTCTTTATTTGCTTCGTAAAATTTACGATTAGCAATACGAGAACGATGTTTCTTTTCTTCAATTGTTAACATTTTAATCTCCTAGAAAGAGCGATTCGGGGCGTGTTCTAGGCACGCCCCAAATCTAAACGTAAGTAGCAAGCTTACGTCCAAGCTATTAGTTACTACTGGATTGCCGGAACCGAATCTATGAACCGAATTCTTTGCGTATTGGCACCGGTCGCAGGTGGTAATGTGACCGTTTGATGAAATTTATAACTTGCCCAGCCTCCTATGGTTGCCGTTGGGTCAAAGCTAGAAGGCGGTGCATCAGTTACGACTTTGCAGTCGATTGTGCGCCAGTCTCCATCGCCCAAATCTGTATCGCCCGGAACTTCCAGCCACACGCCGATTAGAGCGTAGTTGCCGAATACATACGTTCTGTATGCGATACTTCCAGAACCCGCGTAGTTAGCCGTTGTGGTAACAAACGGAGTCTGCCGTAGCACAATGTTCGTGCCCGGTAGTTCGATATCAAGCTTCTGGTCGGAACCAGCAATCTTGTCGAACTTGTCCATATTTGCAAACTTCCACAAATCAACAATGGAGTTGTTGACCGTTGTAGCGTTGTAAATGTCGCCCAACACGTTTGGCGAAATCGCCCCACCGTACTTGCCCTTCTTACAAGGCAGCACGTTCTTCGAAACTAGCTGCTGCTTCAATTCACGCAACGTTGCTAGGTCCAAAGTATACGGCGAAGCCAACAGAGCCGACTGGTTAACTTGTGTGTCAACCGTTGCAGCACTGTCTGCTACCGCACTGTACAACTGGGAAATAGACTGACCGGCTTGGTAACCCAACTCGGTCGCACTGTTCCCAACCACTTCGTCGATGCTGGAAGCAATCACGAAGCTAGAAAAGTTGGTATAGTTGTTCCATTCGCCCAACTGCGCAGGAGCCGAAATCTGCCCGACAAACTCCGGTGCGCCAACCGTTCCGTCAGCGTCCTGAGTTGTGTCGCCGGACAATGTGTTGTACTGAAAGAATGTCCGGTTAATACCCATGTGCAGAGGCTGCACACGCTTTTCCGCCCACGCTACGAACGCGTCGGTTTCACCCTTCAGGTTAGGAATCAGTTCCTTATCGAACAAGATTGCCTGAGCCGTCAGGATATTTGATACATTTGCTGCCGATGGATTAGAACTCATATATCACCTTAAATCAAGAAGCCGATATTACTGTTGCCCGCGAGCAACTTTTTCCACTTCTGCGCGCCGTTTCGGGTCGCGTATCAGTTTCTTAAATTCCTCGGGGGTCATCTTCGCAATATCTTGCTTTGTCAAACCAGGGGAAACCTGTACTGCGGGACGGCCTGCTGTCGTCCCTGGGACAATTCCACTGCTCGGCACTTTCCGGGGCTGTGCTGGCGGTATTGGCGCTGACACTACCGGGGCCGGGGCTGCCGCCACTACGGGCGGTACAGTCGGTGCAGAAACCGTTGGCTCTACTGTCGTAGGCACAACGGGCGCTGAGGCTTCGGTATTGGCCGGAGCCGGAGGCGCGGATACTGGTACTACTGGCAAACTTACTGGTGCCAATTGCGATGCTACTTGCTCAAACGCATATTCAAGATTATCCAACGTCCACTCAAAAGGCTTGTCTGAAATATGCTCTGGTGGATTGGTAATAAAATCACCGATAATCTTCGCATTCGCCTCACAAGGATTAAAATCATGCAAATGTCGGCGCATAAACTCGTGACTAATTCGTTGTGCGGTCAAGGCTGCTTCTGCGTCTCGCAGTCTTTTACGCTCAACTTCCAGTTCGTCTGCGCCGGTCAATTTACGAACGGCGGAGGCGGCAGTCGCTGAATCCTCTTCACGAATCTGCTGAACAGCCGTTTCAATCTCTTCGTCCGTCATCGTCGGCTTAGGTGTCTCAACTTTCTTCTGAGTTATTTGACGAGTCTTTAGCCGCTGCAAAGCACGCACAGCGTTAACGTGTGCATCCTCTTGCTTCTTCGACATCTCTTCCCAACTATCAGCTTCAAGATGAGTAGGATTTCCGATAGGATTTCCTTGCTCGTCTCTCGCCTGATATTGGACGATAATTTTTTCTTTCTTTTTAGCAGCTTCAGCAGCCTTACGGTCTGCTTCTACTTTCTCGGCTGCCAATCTATCCGTTTCGGCTTTTTCTGCCGCTAGACGGTCTGTTTCAGCTTGTTCAGCCGCCAGCCTATCTAACTCAGCCTGCTGTTCGGGCGTTACTTCAACCGGCGTCTCAGGCTGTTCTTCAACCGGAGTCTCCGGCGTAATAGCCGTTTCCTCTACAGGCGATGCGTTCCAAACATCTTCCAATTCCTTACGTGTTGTCGGGTCGGCCATCATACGGAGAAACTTATCTCGGGGCCAATCTACGATATCTGCTTTTGTAAAATTTGCCATTGTGCCTTCCTATTGGTTTATTTTTGAAGCGTATTACGAAACGTTTCTACAACCTTTTTTGCATTCTCTATAGTTTCTCTTTCTTCCTGTCGCTCATCTCCGACGGCTTTACAGTGAGCCGCAACAGATTTAAGTACAGAACTACAGAAATCGTTAGTAGCGCGTGCATTAATCTGAGCATTAGCCAGGTTTTGATTGTAATTAGCATCTTCTGGTTTAATTTGAATCACCTTAACAGTTGCTATCTGGCACGCTTCTTCAAACATTTTTACTACAATCGCCCAGCCGGGCTGCATCGTCAATGCCGCAACGTGAGCGCGGTCAAGCGGTGTTAAATCCGATAACAAAAAATTTGCCATTGTTTGCCTTTCTTATTCGGACTTCGGCATCATAACTTCTTCCATTTCAGACGCCATAGCCTGTTTTAATACTTGGGTTCCAGCCTTACCCATTTGCTTCTGGTCCTCAAGTTTTCGGTCTTCTTCAAACTTCGTTAACTGAATCGTCTTTTGCATCTCTAATTGCTGAGCCTGCATAGCAGCCGGAGAATTAGCCTTGACAAAATCCTTTTCTTCAGGAGACATCTCTGTCAAGAACGGCTGACTGAATACCCAACCGTTAACTTCTGTAAACGCCTTGAAAATTGCTGGGCCGTCGAACTTCCAACCAGCCTGTTTGCAACTTTCTGCGAATGTTGGGTTAGCCATCAACTGCATAATGATAGGCATCGCCTGTGACATTTCCTTACGCGGACCCAACTTCGCTCCAGCGAGAACCTGGAAATCCAATTTCGCATTCCGATACTGAATGTGGTCGAATTTCTGTAGAACCTGTTCGCCCAGTTTATCACCCAACACCTGTCTCATCACAGACGCGGGCAAATAATCATTATTCAGTTCATCCATAATATACAGCCACGGAACGAAAATTTGCCGAATAAACCGACCGTCGGGTCCATCCAAACGGGAAGCATTGGCCTGAATAACTGCCGCCGCGCCCGTCCCGGAACGCATACCGGTTGCTCGTGCGCCCGAAGAACCCGCGCCCTGCATAACCTGTTCGTTCGCGCCAGATGTACTAGCGGCGTCTGATTTCGCTTGCTGAATAGCCGTCCACGCGTCAGAAGGAATTGGCGGCATTTGCAAAAACCTAAACGCCTTATCAACGTCGTCGTCTACGTCAATAATTCCGCCCAGCTTCCAGCGAGTATTTTGCGTCGGTACATTAAACCCTTTCTTTCTGACCGCAGTGGGCTGCAAACCGTATGCCAACAAATCCAATGCCAAATTCGTAACGCTTTGCTCGACCAACTGCTCAGCACCAATCAACAAACCTAGACCCTGGCCGTAGAAAGAATCCCCAATGTTACGCCAGTTGGCGCTTAGGAAAGGAATCTTTCCATAAGGATTCGGCTCATTGCGAATCAGAATATTATGGTCGTTGCAGTTCAGAACAACGATAACTTTTTCGTTATCCCACCGCTCAAGAATCATCAAACCGTTCTGCAACGGGTCGGCTGAAGTCTTATAGTTTCTTGGGACGGCACTCTGAATCCAACCGCGCATACCTTCAGGCAAAGTCAGAGTGATGTTGTCGTGTCCAGTTGTCGGCTGACCAGCGCCGGGACCGCCAACAAAAAATGACCGCAGTATCGGTTCATCGGGGATGTCATAACCCTCTACTCCCCGCAACTGCTCCAAATCTGCATAAGTCGCAAATTCACGGTATACGACCCACTTAGCTTTTCGGATATCTCCGATTCTCGTACCGGGGTCCACCATAACCGTTCGAATATCACAATACTTAATCC